TCTGTAGCAACAGTTCCTATATCTGTAGCATCATTAGCAACGCTTGTTACATCTCCTGATATACCTGCAACTGAAGTTACGTTAGCTGATATTCCTGCTACTGTCGATATGTTAGCGTTATTACTAGCAACTGTTGTTACGTTTGTATTATTTCCTGCAACAGTATTTACATTGGCAATATTTGTACCAACTGTATTAACATTAGCTATATTATTTGAAACAGTATCTATTTCTGAAGTTGCTTCGTTTAAATCGTTAGCCGCAGTTTCTATTTCTGAAATAGCTTCGTTTAAATCATTTGCTACTGTAACAACATCTGCAATGTTTGTAGCAACTGTTGATACATCAGCTATGTTAGTAGCAACTAAACCTATATCTGTAGCATCATTTGCAACTGTAGTTACATTAGCACTAATACCTGCAACCGTTGTAACGTCTGCACTTATGCCTGATACTGTTGTAATGTTTGGTAAATTTGTAGATATGAATTGTTTGTTTACAGCATCATTATTATTTACTGGGTCTGCTACATTTGTTAATCTTTTATTTTGTGTGTCCCATTGAAAATTAGTATTGTCAATTTTGATAACGTCACCTGCATCATCAATCGCTTCTTGCGACATAAAAAATGCCTGTTCACTATCTGTATCTAAATCGTTCTCTGTTAATACCGAACCAGACGCATAATCTACTAATTTAGACCCTTGTGATGTTCTACGTCTAATCTCAATGGCTGTAGTGTTAGCAGGTGGCGAACTAAAAGTTAGTGTCGTTCCTGCGGCATTTAGTGTAAAAGCTGTAGTAGCAACCCCTGCTAGTGTAACAGTTAGGTCTGCTGTACTTCTATAACTAAAAGGTATAGAATATGCTGACGTATTGCCGTCACCTACATATCTTACAAAACTATTTGCCATTTAATTCCTTTAATTTATTTGTTTTATCTAAAAGGGGTACTTATTGTAATTGTGTTAAAACCGAAGATTTTTGCTTTTTAAACGTCTGTTTGTACCCATTAATTGTAGACACTTTACCATTATCTGCTTCAAAGAAAGCATATTGCATAATATATTCTCTTGATGCTCTTTCATATTCTCTAATAATTTCTAGTAAATATTTATCACCTTGGTATTTACCTGCGTAAATTCTGTTGTCTCTTAAATAACCTTTAGTATTATATGCAGATTTAGGATTGTCCAATTCATATATAATACGCTCATTTAGCGTTCTACCGCCTAATAATATCTGAGATTTTACTTGGTTCATAGCTTCATATAAAGTTGTTCCTTCTCTTAACTCTATCTTGTTAGCTAATACTTTATTAGATGCCATTTTAACTACATTATATTCTTTTAAATTAATATCTATTTTTGTACCTACATCTACTTTAAATCTAGGTCTTTCCCATTGTATATTAGAAGTTTGTAATATTTGTTTAGCTCTATCAGTAAGTATATTTTTACCAAATCTATCTACAATATTAGCACTCCAATGACTTGTTACTGGAAATATATCTTGCCAGTTACCTAACAATAAACCTTGTGGTTTAGGATATGTATTACCTAACGCATCTCTTCTAGGTGATAAAGCATCACCATAATTTAATAAGTCAAACTGACCATCAAGATAATCTTCATTTATAATTTTAGCTAAAGCATACGGTGATGATTGTGCTAAATGGTCAGTCATTGTAATTAATTCTTTTTCTGAGTCTGCAAATACTTTGTTAGACCATCTCCAACCTGTAGCGGCAGGAAATAATTTACTAGCACTTCTACTCATATATCTATCTACTTTAGATATATTAGCCGCACCTTCTTCATTTGTAGCTTCTGTTTCACTAAATATTGCCATCATTTCAAAGAAATCTTGTGTCATTAAATTACTAGCAAATATATTAGACCATAATGAAAATGATGAACTAGCTAAGTGTGTAAAGAACTCTGTCATTTTATCTTGTTCTATACTGTGTGCAGGGTCGTCCCACAAATCACCTAAGTCTTCTATTGAATCTTTTATAGCGGCAGTAACCATAAATGGAATTGATAACGGAAAGAACCTAGACATAGACACATATTGGTCAACACCATTTTCATCTTGATATTTATATGAAAATCTATGTTTTCTATCTTTAGTTTTATATCCTGTAATCTTATCATTCATAGCGTACATAGTTGCCATGCCATATACTGTCATACCTAAATAACTAAGAGCTTCTGCTTTTTGTCTAACAATAGGGTCAGACGCATTACGCATAGCTCTGTATTCCATATTTAATTTATTTAGTAATGGTGTCATTTGCCAACCATACTTAAATAAACTAACTGGAGTTTTAACAAAGTGTAATCCTGTTAATACTCTTATTAATGGATATTTGTTTGTAAGTTTTAACAACAAGTCTCCCATGTTATTAGAGGTTTGTCTTTGGTCTGGGTAAAATTGATTAGGGTCTAATGCTTCATTTTTTAAATTTTGTGTAAATGAACTAATCCTTGCTATATATGTAGGGTCATTAGCCACAGACTTTGTTAAGTCATCTAGTGATTGTGTTTCAACTCTGTTAAATGTTTTTGTTTGTCTAAAATTACCAAACTCATCTTCATATTGAAAATATAATTCAGACCATTTCTTTTCAAATGGTGTTTGTTGTATCTTCTGTCCTTCAAGATTCATTAGCTCTTTGTCTAATTTAGTTACTTTTTTTGTATTTATTTTATCTTGTGCTTTTTCAAATCTTATATTTTCTTTTAAACTTCTAATCTTTTCTTCTAATTTTATTGTTTTTGTTTTATTAAATTTTCTATTTTTCCATAAATCAGGATAAAATGTTCTCATTCTTTGATTAACATTTGCTACTCTAGCCGCTCTATTAAATATGTTTTTTGTAAATGAGTCACCTGCCTGTAGTCCTCTAAGTGATAAGAATGACAACTTACCAATAGGTGAACCTATGTAAGACATAGCTCTTTTTAATACATTGTTAGACTCTCTTAATTGTGTAAAATATGTTTCCATGTTTCGCTGTTGTCTACCATCAAATCTATGTTCTAATGTATCACCTACAGCTCTGTTAGCTTTCCATGCAAGTTTAGCTTTCTTAAATGCTATTTGAAAAAATCTAGTTTGACCAACCATTAAGTCATTAGCCATTCTAATTTTATTTAATCCTAGTTTACCTTCACCTCTAGCAAAACTTATAAGACCACTATAATAGTTTTCTACAATGTTAGCTTGAAATCTAGCAATAGTAGACAATACGTTTATCTCATGTGTTGTAGGGTCAAACAATAAGTTACCTGTTACATATTCGTTAAGTGCTTCTGATAATGTAACTCTAGTATCTTTTTTTGTTCTATTATATTTTCTAACAAACTTTCTTAACAATTCGTCATTACTAGATAACTCTGCAAATTGATTAATAGCTTTTACTTGGTCATCTGGTTTCATTTTTTCTATACGTGACAACAAGTTAGGCATCTCTTTTGTAATAGCAATGTCTGCGTCCATACGTAATTTATCGGCATCTGTTACTTCTACTACAAGTTTTTGGGAATTAAGAGCGTCAGATACGCCTTCTACTGTTTTGATGTGATTGTTTAATAAAACTTGTTTTTCTTTTAATGCTTCAAATAATTTTTGAGCTATTGCAAATTTTTCTTTAGGGTCTACTGCTTCTTCTCCTATCTTTCTTATTTCTGAAATTTCTTTTGCTTTATTAACTAAGTTATATCTACCTGCTAATATATTAGGTGCTAAGTCAGGAGCAACTCTTGCAACTAACTCTAATTCTTTTGCTAGTTTTGCACCATCTTGGTCTACTAGATTAAGAGCTTTTTGTTTTATTTGATTTAATAAACCAACTCTTTCGTTTGTACGTATAGAGCCTTCATCTTTTAATCTTTTAATTGTAGCGTTTATTTCTTTAATAACAATGTTGTGGTCTTTGTTAGAACTAACTTTGTTAAGATTAATAATAGGTGTTTTTCTTTTTATTTCTTTAACTTTATTTTCAATAGTTTCTACTTCAGTTTTTCTTTGTTTTACTATTTTAGGTTCTTTAACTTTTATTTTAGGTTTTTGTTTAGTAACTTTACCATCTTTACCTGACCATGTAGTCTCTGTGTTTTTACCACCAAAACCTGCATCTCTATCTAAGTCACCTTTAAATCCATCACCTTTATCATAAAATTTACCTGCTTTACCTTTTGCAGATAGATAACCCATACCACCACCAATAGTACCTTGAGCCACACCACCTGTAACTCCTGCTAATAATGTTCTAGTTATATTGTAATCAGACATTAAATTTGCATCT